CATAAATAAATCATCGCCTGATATGGTTACATCGCCACCAAATGTAGCATTTCCTGATACAGTTAATGTACCTGAAGATGTAATAGTAGTTGCAGTTAAATCAGGCATATTAGCTGCTATGTTTGCTAGTGTAACTTTAAAGTTAGAACTAGATTGAACAATAGGAAATACTGCACTGCTTAATGGTGTCGTGGTTGCTGTAAAATCTGTTATTTTCTTAGTTGCCATTTATTGTATTGTCCAAGTAGTTGTTGAAGGTTCAGATACATCTTGCCAATTACCCGGTGCTATATCTGTTTTATCTTCTTGTTGTATTAATTCGTTATCTTCGGTTGCTATTAAAAACAAATTATCTTCTGTTTCAATATAACCTTGTGCTGTTTCAGGTACAGTAGTCCAAGAAGTGGTGCTAGTGCTTACAGGTGCCCATGTAGTCATTAGTAAGCTCCATAGTCAATTCTTGTGGTTGGTGCTACTCCTGAATGTCGGTCTCTTTCGTTTGATGAAATAATATCTTGTTTGGCTCTATCGTACAAAGATGACCAAGTCTGTAATCTTTTATCATTAAATAAATAAGGTTCTGCTTCAACTAATGAACCATATAAGTAAGCATCAGGATGAAAAGTAAGCATATCGTTGGTTGTGTTTGAATCTGATAAAGCTGTAAAGTATTTGAAATACAGCATTTCTATTTCGTAAACTCCATCAGGTATTGGTCTTAGTTGAAAGTTGTTGCCAATAATTGAATATGCTTTTGGTTTACCTGTATTACTTCCTGCTCTTACTCTGTCCATTTGTTCCGGAGTTAAATATTCAAGCGGTGTTTTAGGGTCAGTATTTAATTGAATATTTCGCATTGCTACAAAATTATCAGGCAATGAATAATATTCTGTATCTGCAATCGTACTTGCAGTTACTCTTGTTTCCATTCTTCTAATTTTAAAATCCCTTCTGTGCCTTGCTTCTGCAAGTGCAATAAATTCAGGAATTTTATCATCTAAATCTGTTCTATCAAGCCAATTAGCTATTGCTGTTTTTAACTCTGAGTAATTTGTAATTGCCATTTTTATTTCCTAAAATCTTTTTTTAAACGAAATGCCTTTGTAATCTCTATCAATATCAATATCTACAAAAGAATCTTTATTTATTGGTTTTCTATGTTTTAATCTAATATTTTTAACAATATTTCCGAATGTTTTTGCTTCACCGCTTTTAAAATTGCCAAAATCACTATATGTTGTACTGCCAAAATCATTACCTTTTGTCCTGTAATTTTTTTCTTCTTTAAATTCAAAAGGCATTATATCCTTCTGTTAGTTGTTTTTAAATATCTATATTCAGGGCTATTAAGAAGTTTCTTAACAGCTTGGTTGTGGTCTTTATTAAATACATCAACCCCAAATTTTCTTCTCCATTCATAAACTACAGTTGCAGGAATGCGTGCTGACAACCTAAATTCATCTTTACGATGATGGTCTTCATTTTGTAGTTTCTTGTTAGAATCAATAAGGGGTTGTATGTTTTCAATGTGCTCAATAGCGAACTCACCTGTTGGGTTATGATAGTGAAAAATTTGATTATCAGCTATCTTTTTTCTCATTCGCTTAACTCATCTATGTAAAGATTTGCTGTAGAACTAGCTACAATTGCAGCAATTTTCATACCACCATCAATCTTAAAGATTTCAGGGTCATAAGCACCTAATATGGTTGAGCTTGTTGTTGCTGTTGGGTTTGCACCAAAAGCAATAAAAACACCATCGGTGTCGGCTACGACTCTGACATATTCTGTGCTTGCATCAGTTGCTGCTGTTTGTTGAGAGCCAGTATTAACAGTTCTCTTGATTGTGTTGGTTACTCTTAAACCATAATTAGCCATGTTTATCTCCTAATTACAAATGTTACATCTAGTGCTTTAGCACCTGTAGAGTTTCCATCAGTAATAATTTCGATAGAACCATCTTCTTCAACTCGGTTGAGTGCTGTTGGTACAGATGAATCCATAGTACCTACTGCTGAACCTGAGTGTGCAACTGTTATGCCAGCACCTGTTACAGCAGTACCACCAATCTCAAAAGTGATTGCAGCATTACCACCACTTATAGCACCTTGAAGTACAGTCATAATTTTAATTATTCTGCCACCATCAGGAACTGCTACAAAGGTTGAACCTGCTGTCGATATATCAGCAACTCTACCGCTTATAAAATAATCGTTTAATGTTCTCATTAAATTTCTCCGTGTTAATAACCCTCGTTCCGAAGAGATACCTTCTTCAAGGTCATTATTAATTTGGTATCAGGGTGGGGGAGTCAAAAACTAAGTAAAAAAAACTCCCCCTAACATATATATGAGGATATATGAAATTTATTATGAAGTTGTCAAGTCTGCTACTGTAGCTGAACTTGCTTCATTCTTAGCAACTAGTGTCCATTCTGTTAAGAGTAATCTCTTCTCAGCATCACCAGTTTTCGCTAGTTCTTGTGTTTGGAAAGGTCTCAAGAAACCTGTTGCAAACATTTCAGTATCGACAACCAACGCACTTCTTCCTGAAGAACGAAGGAATCTGTCAGCAACTACTCTAACTTCACCGAAGTCAGAAACATAGACATCAATAGTAGCCACTAGACTTCTATCTTCTGCCATGTCCATACGAGTTGAGTTACCAGTAAATCCTGATACTTTTTGTTTGTTAAAAGAACCAACTAATAATAGGTCAGGGTCACCACCATTATCAAAACAGCTTTTTAATTCTGTTTTAAGGATAGCTTCAGTTAAAACCCTTTGGGTGCCGTCTGTGACAGAACCACTAGAGTTTGAGCCACCTGAGCCGTATGAGTTGTTAGTTGTTGTCCAAGATTCAAAACCTCTTGACTTACGAGCAGATGCTCCATTGCCTGAACCAGCAGTAGCTGCGTTCTTGCCTGTCAAGTCTAGTTCCATATCTCTTTTGAGTTCTTTACCAGCTTTAGCTATTTGGTAAGCTAGTTCTGAATCTCTACCTGCGTGATTAACTGCTTCTTGTGTTCCGGAAACCATAACAGGTTTGTATGAAATCTGTGTATAGTTGAAAACACGTGAAGTAGCTGACATCGCTGCTGAAGGTGAATCATCACCCTCTATTTGTGCATTTGAAGCCGCAGATGCTAGTGAATCAGTTTGCCATTCGTGTTTAGTCGCCTCAGCATTACCTGAACCGATTGAAGACATAAATGGTGTATCTGTTGGAGAAATGTTGTAGATTACATTCTGTAAGTCTTCTCTATTTCCCACAGCATCATAGGTCTCAAAAGTATTGGTCAATTGTGCCATTTGATTACCTTTGTGTTAAAAGTTAGTATCGTGATTAAAGCATGGATTTGATTAATGCTGCTGCATCATCAACTTTACCACTTCTCTTTAATCTGCTTCTTTGTTGCTTTACTTTCTCGGAATCTATTTCTGCTTTAGGTGTAGAGGTTCCCGGTTTGGTAACTTTAGGTACAACTTTTTCTTTCTTTTTAGAAATTTTAGCTTCTAAAAGATTTTCATACAACATAGCTTTATGAAGTACATCTACTGACCTAGCATCAATAAGACTATTGACTTCTTGTTCTGTAAACCCTTTATTCATAGCAAAGGTTTTTATTGCCTGTTTTAATTTAGGCCCTTTGTCGGGGTCAACAAACTCAGGCAGTCTTTGAGCCATTATCTCTTGCTGTCTAGTGAGTTCTTCTTGCCATTTTTGTTGCATTTCTGTTTGTTGTTTATCTGCAAGATTTTGTTGTTCTTCTTCAACCATCCTCTTGCTTTCCTGAAGTTCCCTATATTGGTCTCTTTTTAAAGCATACTCCATAGGGTCATCTTCCTTGAGTTTTGTCCAGTCTACTGACTTGAACTCGTCTAATTTTGAGTCAGCATCTTTTGTAAATTGCTCAAGTTGAGAAGAGTATCGCTGTCTTTCTTGTTGAGTCGCATTGAGTTCTTCTTCCATCTGTTTGCGTTGCTCTGCCAATACTTGACTTTTTCTAGTGTAATCAGCTTGTCTACTATAACCTGCCTGTAATTCTTCAAGGGTGACCTCAACATCTTTACCATCAACTTTAACAGTATAATTTTGAGGTGTCTCGTTAGTTACATTTTGGTTATCTTCAACTAAATCATCGACAGTCAATTCACCCGTAGGTGCATCTTCTGCCTGTGTTTCAACTGATTCGGCATTTTCCTTTGCCTGTTCAACAACCTCTTCCTGAGGTGTTGTTTCTTCTACGACTTCTTCGGGTTGTTCTTTCGAAGCCCTCATGGAATCGAGAAGTGCTTTCTGTGCTGATTCAACATCAGTCACAGGAATTCCTTTATGTGTACTTTCTTTTGCTGGTATGTTATCACTCATTTCTTACCTCCTTTGCGTTCTTCCTCTAGTATCTGTCCGTTTTCGACAGTTTGTACTAAAGTATTTTTAACTTCTAAAATGGCTCTTTGTTTGTGGTAAAGTGCTTCTCTACCCTCAGTATCTTTAATATCAGTAGATATCCATTGTTGATATCCATTGTTTAATACTGAATTAAACGCAGCGACCATTTGTGGATTTTCGAGCAATAACTTGGCATCTTGCCCAGCTTGTATTTGCTTTTCTTTATCGGTCATTGATTTTCTCCTATCTGTTTGATTCTATCCACTACATGAGTGGGTATAGTTCTTCTCCCAGCGAGATATCCCTTAATATGATTGACAGGTATGCCCGTCATATTGAATAGCTCATTGATTGAAATTCTGTATTTCAACATTAAGTTTTGTAATTCTGTATGTGTAATTTTATTTTCTTTTTGCAAAAGTTCTCACATTGGTTGGTTTAGGGCCTTTGTTTCCTGCGGCTCTTTTACGAGCTACAGCAGACCTTTTTTGTGACGCAGACATTCTTTTAGCTTTAGCAAGCGGTACACATTTTGGATATGCTCTACCACTACCTTTTGAACGGCCGCATGGTTGATATTTGCCCTTTTTTTTAGGAGCACCTATATCAACCCATTTTTCGTTTATCCACTCTCTAAGACCTTTTTTTGCCATTCTTCTTTTTAGGTTTTATACGACCTGAACAAACTCCTGATGCATACATATTTGCGTATGCACTAGGATATACTTTAAATTTTCTTTTGGCAGCAGCTTTGCCTTTTGCACATAACTTAGCCATATCTGCCACTTTTTTGTTTTCTTAAAACACCTCTGCCCATTAGGACATCAGCTTTGGTTACTTTCCCATCTTTGTTTAAGTCAGGAAAAGATTTTTTCTTTTTCTTTTTTATCATGCTCTTGCTACCTTCTTTGCTCTTGCAGATAAATCTTTAAAGTGAACAACTTGTTTAGAAGTTTTGCCATGTGTTTTGCCTGTATGAATTTGTCCATTAGGCATTTTATGAACATTCCCTTTAAATTCTTTACCTGTTTTAAAATAATGTTTGGTTTTAGCACCCATTAGCACTTACCTTTGCCCTTTTTACCTTTCTTGCTTTTCTTTCCGTACATAATATTTCTCCTATAAAAGTTTAAGTATTTCTGTAAA